GTCGTGACATCAATTGTTCTTTCGTAGAACATCAGACTATAGCTTCCCCCTTAGGGGTATCTTCACTTAGTCGTTGCGAGTGGTATTGAAGAATCAATTCGGCTTTATGACGTTTTCTAACAAGATGAGGGGTTAGTCGAGAAAGAAACATCTTAGCGAAACTGCGATGTTGTTTCCCTAAACCTCTCTGCCACTGAACACCTTCAGTCTTTTCGCAAAGATTTCCTCCAAATGCTTTGTGGAGAAGTTCGACTGCAATTCGATCTGAGTGATGGCAAAGAGCACCAATTCTTGTAGTATATCCGATGGTATCTTTCCGCTTGTTATGGGCGATCCAACCATCTCCGTCTATATAACCTGCTACCCATGCCCACGTCGGATGCTTCTTATGTCGAAGAGGACCTACATCATGGAGACGCCTTCGTTTCCATTCGTCCTTACTCGGAGCATCTGTCGTATAAACCCATTCCCAAAGTCTGGCCTTAATGACCATATGTTTAAGAATGTGTGGCATCAACAAATTGAGATCAGTATTAGAGGAAACCGTCCACGAGTCTTTAGTGAACCATCCGACTCCAATATTCTTCTCAATCCATTTAAGAACTCTCTCGTCATTCTGACGAAGAGTCATTCTTCGGTAGGCTTTCTCAGGAGTCTTCCAGGAAAATCCGAACCAACCGTCCGCATCCAGAAGACCTGCCAAATACTTGGCATGAGATTCTTTGATTTTCATTTGTTCCCTTTTCTATCTATCGGGATCAGAACCTTCTCTCGTGTTAGCTTAAGCTTTCACGTTATTCAGAAGATATCGAGCATTATCCAATTATATTTAAGCAGCGATTGGAAGATCATACTCTTCGCGCTGATAGTCCTTGTTGTACTCGGAATCGACTCGCGGAGCCTGACGCATCTGACCGACAAACGGCAGGACATCAGAGGCAGCCGAGAAGAAGAGGTTCGCGACACCGTTAGTAGCCGACTGACCGTTATTACTCTCGGTGATATTCTTCTTCAGGAAGTGGTTGACATAGACGTCGAAGCCGTAGATGTTCATGATGAACTTCATGCCGGTCGACATACCGTCACGAACGATACCTTCCCAACGCGGGTTATTCGAGACGTTCACGAGATTAGTCAGAGTCGAAAGCTGATACTCGACAGACGGATCGACGATCGCTACGAGATTCTGCATCGGGACGGCAGCCTGCTGGAGCGAGTACTTAGCGAGAGCAAAGTCCTGAGGCGAGATCACATTACCAGCACCCTGAGCATAGAAGCGGTGCGGAGCGCCGTTAATCAGGTTATAGTCAGACGGAGTCTGACCATCCGGACCGACGGACATCACCTTCTCTTCGATGCCAGCCATGATTGCTCGATGCTGCTTCGGAACGAAGGACGAGACGAGACGGTCGAGATAGAACGTATCCTGCTTCATCTTGTTCGTGATGAAGGTGCCCGACTGCTTGTACTCGTTGATCGAGAACTGGAAGTTACCGGTATCGAGCGAGGTGTACTTAACCGCCTCACCCTCGACGTAGTCCGAGGCTTCCATCTGACCGATCGACGGGATATTGATGACGTTGCCATCAGTAAACTCCGAGATCATGTCGACGTATTTAGTACCCTGAAGTTCGAACTCAAGGACTTCCTTGAGCTGGGTCGACCAGATTTCCGAACGAATCAGGTGTTCAGTGTTATAAGTTGCAACACCAGACATTTAAAACTCCTAATTGAGTGGAAGCTCTCCACGCATCATCTCCTTGTGCCTCTTGGCGGTGTTCGCCTTATTGAAGTACTCAAGGGGGTTATTATTCTTCATGTTATCCCAGAAAGCCTTACGAGAGTTATTCGACGGGGATACCGACGTACTCGAACGAGGGGCCGTTGGGGTAGGAGGAGTAGACTTATTCGTGTCTACACCAATCATTCGGAAGAATGCTGCGGGAGAATCGTTAGCGATGCCTGCCAGATAATCTAGCGAGACACCAAGTTCTTTTGCCTTCTCCTGAAGAATCATTTTCGCATCAGAACCGTAGACAGACTTCATGGTCTCTTCGACCTTCTTCTGGTTCTCACGGGTCTTCTGTTCAGATTCACGCTTCGAGAGAGCGGCGGCGATTTTTGCTTCGATGTCGGTGTCTTCTACCTTTTCCGGCTGTTGTACAGGCGGCTTCGGAGGAGTGTCATCATCTTGGCGCGGAGGCTTGATCTGAGAGAGAATCTGGGTCTTGACCTCTTCGAGAGTCAGTGCCTTCTGGTTTGCTTCACGAAGTTCAGCGAGTTCTTTTTCAAGGATCGAGATATGCTTATCTTTATGAAGGACGGACTTGGCCATCACTTCGGGATCGGCATACTTCTTACCTTCACCTACTAGAGCTTCGAGAGCATTCTCGGGAATTTCTTGGTCAGCATCCTGAGAGAAAAAATCAGACATCAGTCTTGTGTTTCCTTGTTTGGTCAACTTGGGATTGTTAAGAGCGACTGCAATCTTGCAATCACTTCGGCCATACCGTTAAGGTGGGCCTGCTTGTGGGACCATGAGGGAGAATCATAATCACTCTTCGTGATCTGAACTTCCCTCTCCCAATCAGACACGATCGCCCTAAGACGGTCGGCCATTACTGAAGATCGGAGGCCGTTCTGAAGAGACTTTTTATCTTCTTCTGAAAGACCTCTGAACCATATTTCTTTGAACTGCTTCATACAGGACTCGGATTAGAGAAGTCTTCAGGCGAGAGTCCGGCAGGAGTCTGGGCGGTATTCACCGTCTCTTCCTGCTGAGTATTAGCTTGCTGTTGAGCTTCCGCCTGTTCGTGAATCTGGACGAACGGCTGGAAGAGCTCGTACCTCTCGATATCAAGAAGTTCTTCCATCATCTGTGCAGTCTTCACTCCCGAGAAGTGGACCTTCACATTCGGGTCTTGACCGATTGCAGAACCGTAGAAGTTTGTCATGTTCTGGACGAGTTCGGCTCTCTCTGCGAAGGAACGTGCTGCGACAGGTTTAATCTGTCCGTTAGCAGAAATCTGATCCTTCGTGATCGAGCGGAAGTCGACAGACCGGAACTCGTCTTCAAGGACTCGGATCGTGACGTCATCGAGATGATTCTGAGCTAGAACAAGCATCGCGTTCAGGATCGGTTCGAGAATCTGTTCTTCGAACTGGGCGATCTTATTCTGGAAGATTCTAGAAGCAGCGTTCTCTAACCGCTGTACTTCATAGGCAGTCTTCTCACCGGGAGTCCGAAAGCCCATTGCTTCTTTAGGTGAGCCTGCCATCTCTTCCATTCGCTGCTCTATGGCAGCCATCTCGACGTTAGCCTGAAGGGCTTGGACGTCTGGAGACATCAGTTCGACATCACCGTCGGCATCGACGAAGATTTTCTCCATCGGACCCCAAGTGAAGTCGTTTACCATGCCTTTGATTTTAAGCGGCGGGAAGGTCACGAGATCGAAGACGTCTGCCTTCATGTTCTCGATGTGATCCAGACGATACTGCATACCGACCAGATTATCTAGGGGACCCATTGCCCAGAGGTTGTCCTGCCGCACCCTCCAACCGGCGTGGTAGATCGGAATCTCCGCCAGAGGGTATGGATGCTGTTTGTCGTAGATGACCTTATGACGATCTATGACGACAAGCATGTGATTCTTTTTGAACTCTCCAGTCTCGGTGTTATAGATGTCACCATAGAAAAAGAGGAGCTCTACGACGTCGGAGTTGAGATAATCCCGGAACGACGTAAATCCATCGACTTGGAAGTACTGATCCTTCTCGACAAGTTCGACCGAACCGAACTCAGAGATAGAAGAGCGGATAGACTTGCAATAATCAAGTACATTACGAGCTAGTTCCTTATCGACTTCGTCTGCCGTAAAACGCTGGAGCATCTCTTCGGCTTCACCCATGTTCGTCAACATACGGACGATCTTGGGAGACGACCTGAAATCAGGTGCAGTCGGATTCATGACGAGATCGAGAGGAGATAGACGGACTAGGCGAGGGCCTACGTAGCCGGGCTTAGACAGTCCGGTAGAACTCTTGTAGAACGTCTTGTCTACCCATTCGACAGTCGCAAAGCAATTACCGTAATCGATGTAGTCTAGGACGAGCTTTTCTACTTCACGTTTGAACTCGTTCTGTGAGACAGCCCACGTCATGTAGTCCTTGATCGCTCGGACCTTACGTTTCGTCTCGTCTTTCTTGTCAGCACCTTCCCAGTTCAACCATCTCCGCTTCGGAAACATCGTTGCGATATAGTTCGCATAGAGGTTATCGCGGATTTGCGTCAGCTTCGGGACAGTAGTCTTGTTAGACCAAGGAAGCTGAGAGTTGCTTGTCTGTGAGGTGTCAGTAGCGTAGATGTATTCACGAAGTTCTCGCTTCTGATTGATCCAGTCTTGACGACGTTGATTCCATTCGAGCCAGTAGTTCGAGATACGACACCCTAGATTATCGCGGGTGATGACGTCGTCTAAATCTAGGGTTTTGCCGGGC